GCAACAAGTTTTGCAACAACTGCTGGAACTGTGACAAGCGGGGCTGTTCCAGTTAATTTCAGCCAATTCAATAACAGGCTTTATTATACGGATGGAGCAAGCAATCTTCATTTCACCGATGGAACAACAACATATCGGCAAGGCACAAGCGTTCTATCAATTACAGTTACAAACGATGGAAGCAGCTATGGCTCTGCCCCAACCGTCACAATTGGCGCACCCAATCTTGCCTACGGAACAACCGCAAGCGCAACGGCAACGGTGGCATCTAACAAGGTAACTGGAATAACAGTCACAAACGCTGGTTCTGGATACACCTCAGCACCTACAGTTACAATTACTGGTGGAGGCGGGTCTGGCGCAACGGCAACAGCCAGCGTGTCTGCTCTTTCACCTGCTGGCCTGCGCCTAATAAGAAATTTTACAAATAGGTTATTTGCGGTGGGTACTGGAGTAAACAGAAATACTGTTTATGCCTCCGACATCCTTGATGCGGAGATATGGAAAACAACAAACAGCATTGTTGTTGGCGGCGATGACGGCGAAGACATTATTGCAATCCAACCATTCTTTGACTTTGAATTGCTTGTTTTTAAGCCAAACAAGATTTATTTGGTGACAGCAGACCCGACTGCAACGACAGCTTCGGGCTGGACTGTAAGGCTGATTAACGATAAGATTGGATGTCAGGCTGCTGCATCTGCAATCTTCACAAACAAGGATGTGTTCTTTTTATCCAACGATGGGATCAGAAGCGTTGTCAGGTCAGCGGCTGACGATTTCTACGCAGTCGGGCCAACCCTTACCGAGCCAGTAAAAAACATTATCGCAAGAATTAACCGAAGCTACATAGGCGATGCAAACGGAGCATTTCACAACAATAGGTACTATCTGGCTCTTCCGCTGGATAATTCAACAACCTGCAATTATGTGCTTGTTTACAACACGCTGTTTGGTTCATTTGAAGGCTTGTGGTCAATAGCTGCATCTGCAATGACCAAGACAAACTTTTCTGGTGGTTACTCAACAAACTGCGTGAAGCTTGCGATTGGTAGCCCGACAGGGCGAGTTGGGCATCTTTACGATTACCTTGACCCAGACTTACAGGGCGATGGCAATACCGAGTTTAAGGATTACGGCACATCCTATACGTCCTACGTTGTAACTAAGGCTTATGACTTTGATGACAAGATTTCCAAGAAGTACGGGTCACACTACGAGATGGAGTTTTATTACTCTACAGCCACTAACTGTACGATAGGCATGAAGCGGGAGACAGACTCTCAATATGTTACAATTGGCACAAGTGTTGATACATCTACGCCAGGAGGCTTAACCCTGCCATTCACGCTGCCAGCCACGCTTTCTGCCCAAACAAACAACTTTAGGGCTGACAGTCTTAGGTCCTACCAAAAGTGGCGTAATATTAGGTTTAAGATGGAGGCTCCAGCTAGGAAGCTTTCCATTAACCAAATCATGCTTGCGGCCAACCCCGACACCATCGAGGTGCAGAAGAATATATGACGGCTGTTGAGTATATTGAGCAAAGCGGTGTTCCAGAGTCCATGTGGCCTAACCTTGAGGCTTGGTACGGTTGGTTTGAGAAGCAGGGTATGGTTGGGATTGTCAAGGATGGAGACAACATAGCTGGCGTAGCTTTGGCTAGGTGCATAAAGGATGGACAAAAGCCTGACCATTATGTGCATAGCGAGAATGGAGAGAATGTGTTTGTTGATTTGACTATCTCCTCAAAAGGTGCTAAATCCTTACGATGCTTGCTGTTGCTCCTTTGGGAGCGTTTTGGTCCTCGCAAGCGGATCACCTTTAATCGTGCTGGTAAACCAAGGAGTTATTGCTATATGACATTTATGCGAAAGGCTAGGGTCTAATATGGGTAGTCCTCCATCTATTCCTTCACCACCTCCACCGCCCGATCCGAGCGCGGTGGCACAGGCTAATGCAGAGGCGTACAGGCAGAATATCGACACTTATTTAGAGAAATCCCCAGAGATGGCCGCAATGGAGAATAAGCTTCGCGTCCAGTACATGCCACAGCAACGCGCACTAGAGCGTCAATTAGCAGCCCTAGACCAGCAGGCAGGCGTGCAGGCTGGTTTACAGCTAGAACGGCAGTACGGCCCACAGCGCACCTTAGAATCTCTCCGCAGGCAATACGAGACTAGCCCACAAGCTTATGCCCTAAATCGCGGATTAGGCGATCAGATGACCCGCCAGTTTAGCAGACTTTATGGCACATCACCTTACGCATCAGTTGAACCCAATGTTGCTTTTGCACCCCAACAGGCTGCACCTACCGACTTCTACGGAGACATTGTCCCGAAAATCTCAAATCCGTCACTGAAATAATAATTTATGCCTCCATATATTGTTTACAAAGGTAAAATAGCTGAAATGTCACCAGAAATTGGTGATTGGAATGCAAGAACATCTGCGCAAAATAGTGCCGTAAGAGCCATTGGAATTACTGGGGTTAATTTTAAGACGTCTAATTGGTCGAGCGAATTAGCATCAAAAGGCTTAAAACTTATTGATAAAAAGGAAGATGCAGATAAATTAGTAAAAGAGTACAAAGACGAACAAGCCGCAATAGCTGCTGAAGAAAAAAGACAAAACGAGCTTGATGAAATTGCTGCCAAAATTAAGAAATTGGGCTCTGGAGAACAATTTGATGTTGCGGCAGCTAAAACGCCAGCACAAAACGAAGCCTTAACAGCCCTATCAGCTAAAAACAATTTTGGCTCTACCGAACTTTCGGGTAAAGTTAATTTTCAAGTATCGGACGATCAGATCGTAAACGATTACAATAATAGCAGGATTTCAACATTAAGAAATATTGCCGACAAGGGTAACGCTCAAATTGCTGGTATTACCGAAAGACTTAATTCAGCCCAGACTTTATTCAATCAGCTTCCAGAAAAAGATTCTAGGCGCACCTCAAGCGAGGCTTACATTAAACAACTGAAATCAGACTTGTCCAGCGTGCAGAGTGCAGTCGTTGAGGCGGATTCCAAAATAAAAGATTTCAAGCCAATTAAAATAGGCTCGCCTCAAGCCGCCACTCAAATCACTTCGTTTAGGGAGTATCTACAACTCCCCGAAGAGCGCGCCAGCCAGCAACTACGCCAGATTGATCCAGAATCTTATCAAACAGCAGTTGAGCTTGGCAAGAAGTACCGAGAGACGGCAACTGCGCCTATTGGTCAAACTCAGAACGCACAAACTGAAGCGTTCAGAGCAGAGCTTGAAAAGGGCTATAGGGATTATTCTAAATCTCCTATTGGCGCGACAACCACAGCCGAAACTGAAGCATTGCGCAGGAGGATTGAGGGTGAGGCGATGGCGCAACTTTCCCTTGGCGCACAACTTGGCGCAGAAGAACAAAGGCAATATCAGCAGGCTGCTCGCGCAGCGCAAACTGCCCGTGGCAACATCTTTGGGGTTGCCCCAGCAGTTGAGGAAGCAGTCACAACTGGTCGCGCTGGCGAAGAAAGAAAGCTTGCTCGCTATGGCGCAGCATCACAATTCCTTTCATCTGGTCAAACAACTGGAGATGCGCTGGCTAGGGATGTTCAACTTCGCAATGCTCTTCAGCAGTCCAAGCTTGGTGCTGGTGGTCAGTTCTTGTCTTCTGGACAGACACTATCTGATGCGCTCCGTGGCGATATTGCCTTTAGGGATGCGTTGCAACAGAACAGGCTTGGTGCGGCTGCAAACTTTGTTGCTGGCGGTCCTTCGCTTTACAACCTTGGACAAGCAAGAACAGCAAATCAGCAAAACGCATTTCAGGGTTACATTCAGGCGAATCAGCCTACATCTGGTGGATTTAACCAACAGCCGTCTACGGCTGCTAATTTCTATCAGACTGTTGACCCGTCAATTCCTGTTGCGCTTACGAATGCGTTTAACCAGCTTTATAGCTCACTGGCTGGGTATCAGGCCAGCACATACGGCGCGCAGGTTGGCGCGCAATCTAGGCAGCCAAACGGCTTCCAAAATTTTGCTACGTTTGCTGGAGGTGCTGCTGATCTAGGGAAGGCTTTTGGTGGACTTGCATCAGCAGGAGTATTTTGTTGGGTTGCTCGCGAAGTTTACGGCATAGACAATCCTAAATGGCTGCAATTTAGGGAATGGATGTTGACCAAGGCATCCGACAATCTTAGAAACTATTACATTGAGTATGGCGAGAGAATTGCCAAATCAATACGCAACAAGCCTAAAATTAAGGCACTCATCCGCAAGTGGATGGATTCAAAGATTGGATAATTTATGGCACTAGACCCAAACGATCCTCTTATTCCTATGCCTTGGCAGATGGATAGCATTAGGGCATATCGCGCAAGTAATGCAGCAAAGGCAGAAGAAGATGCTCTTAGGATGCAACAACTTCGCCTTAGTGTTGAAAAAGCAAACGAAGAAACAACAATTGGAAGAACTAGTAAGGCTGCCGATATTGCGGCATTCCTTGAGCAAGAAAAACAAAAAGAATCGGGGATTCCTATTGGAGAAGAAATGAGTGCAAGGATGACCGCAAAGGGCGGACCAAGCATTCTTGAGGCTACCAAGATGCAGGGGCAACTTGATGTTGAGGCAAAAATGAGGCAAGCAAAAGTTGAGGCAGCAAAGAACATTTTGGCTGGCGAGAAATCTTTGCTTCCTACAGCCGATATAAACCTTGGCGGAGTAAAGCAAACTGTATTGGCTGGTCAGGCTGGCAGAACTAGTGCAGATATTTATGGTCAAATTTACAGGAATCAAGTTCCACAAGTTGCAGCTACTTATGAGGCAGAGGGATTTGATAGGGATACTGCAATCAGAATGGCAAGTCAAGATGTGCGCAAGGAGCTTGTGAAAGCATCCACTGGAGGAAAAGTTGTATTGACAGGAGCAGATGGTCTTAGCACAATTTCATACAGCAACGAACAGGCGGAAAGAATGTGGAGAGATCCCAAAACACCAAAGGCGATAAAAGATCAATTAAATAATTTCTTCGGACAATCAGAAGAACCGAAGGCTCCAAGCTGGATTAAAACAAGACTAGGCAGATAACATGGCTGAAGCCCTAGAGCTATCTTCAGCCAATCGTATTAGGCAACTGGCAGGTATGCCAGTAGAGCCAGAGCCAGCACCCAAGCCAGAAGAACCACCAGCGTGGAGTGAGATCAAGGCTTCCGAAGATTACAAGACTCTTACCTATCCAGAGCAGGTTGACCTAGCTCGCCAATGGGGTGCGGAAACAAAACAGTACGCATCCACACTTCCAGATTACACGCCAGAACAAGATGTTGAAATTGATGACTTCGTAAACAAAGAGGCTGTTGACGTTCCAGCAAATGTAAAAGCGGCGGCACTTACGGCTGGATTGGTCAAGGGATCGGCATCAGTTATGGGTGGTATTGCTGGTGGACTTGGTGGTGCGGTAGTTGGCGGACCAATAGGCGCGATTGCTGGAGGTGTTGGTGGGTCAATTCTTGGTGGCGAACTAGCAGAAGCAGGCTTACAGAAATTCACCCCAAAGGTTGCTAGATCAAGAGAGTTTGCCCCAAGTTATGCTGCTACTGGCGAATACGCACCTGGAGTTGTGGCTGGTACATTTGGATTGGCTAAGGCTGGAACAACTTTATTCAAAGAACTTGGAGCAAAGAGAGCCGCACAAGAACTGGGTAAAGCAGTTGGAACTTCCGCAGTAGTTGGTGCTGGGGTTGGTACTGGATTAAGAGCAGCTACTGGAAGTGAAGTTTCTCCAAGCACAATCGCTGAAGATGCTTTATTCGGTGGTTTATATGCTGGCATGGTCTCTGGAAGCAGGGTAAAAGGATATAACTTTGAAGAATTTAAGAATTTAAATTATAAGGTTAAGTCTGGAAAAGCAAGCCGCGCTGAACGCGATGATTGGAAGGAAATTTTAAACGAAGCGAGATCAACGCAAACAACTGGAGTTGAGCGAGCCAAACGAAGCGAGGTACTGCTTGGTGGAAGAACTGTGCTTAATAAAGTTGACCTTGAGGTTGGCGCGCCCAAACCTGGTCAACCAGAAGTTCGCCCTTACTACGAGCAACAGCTACAAGCACCATCGCTTCCAGAAGCAGTTTCAACCGAGATTCAGGCCACCCGCCAACAGCCACAAGAGCGTCCAATTAAGCAGGCTACAGTAGTTACGCAGGAACAGTTACCAGAAGCAGGCGTACGTGGAAGCGTGCGAGGAACAGCAGCCGACACAGCCGAGATGCAACGGCGCGGAATCACGACACAGATGCAGGAAAGCCTGGTCGATCTAAACGATCCAGTGCCGAAGACAAACGTATTTACAATCGAATCCCAAGGCATCAATCGTGAGGCCATCATTCCAGACACTCGCGGGCTGCAAGGCGAGATTGTACGCGAAGGTCCGATTGTTACGCCAAGGACGCAGTTGCCTAGCGGCGAGAGGTTGGCGTTGCCAGCGGAAGGTGAGGTTGCTCCAGCAGAAGTTACTCCAACTGCACAACCAACCATCCCTCGCCCAATGCGTGGCAAGGCTGGTGAGGCTGGGTTTGT